GATAAAGATGTATCTGATAAATCAAATACTAAATCATTGTTTTTGATTGGATTTATTTCTGGATTTATTAATGAAATAAATTGAGAAGAACCTCCAGATAAAGTAAAATCAATAGTAACTGGTGGATTTTGTTGACTATCGAAATATGTTTCACATAATTTAAATTTATCAGCATCTACTTTATAAACAAAGTAAGAACCAATTTCTAAACCAAGAGGAATGAGCACGGTAGGATAACTATCAGGAGCACCAATTGTTCCTTCTGTTATTCTTGTTACCATTAACATATCGCCAAGTGCAGTTACACTACCACTATCGTCTATGTCATAACCTGTAGTGAAATTTCCAGAACCTGTTGTGGTTGATATTCCACCATTAGAATCAATAAAACTTCTAATAGCAGTAGCAGTTGTTCTGGTTGCAGTTGATGGGAAAGTAATACCAGAAATGAGTGCGTCACCGGCGAACGCTGCTCCAAATGCTTCTCTCTGAAGTACGAGTGCATCATTTGAAGAAACGACACCATCACCATCCATATCATACTTGGCATAATTATCCCAGAAATAATCATAAATTTCTTGTGCTGTTCTACCAGCACCTGGTGCTATAGCCTTATCTGTAAGAGCAATTCCTGCAGATGTTGATAAAGGAGTGCCAGGATTACTAGTGACCCCATCAGTTTCATACTCGGTGTAATTTGTATTATAATAAATCTTATCTCCCATTTTAAATCCATGATTAGGGAGAGTAATTTCATTGGTTATTGTATTAATGCCAGTATTTCCAAATGATCTTTGGTTAATTTCAAGATTTCCAGTAGAAGAATTTCTTCTTACTACGACAGCAGTTGATGTTCCTATTCCAACAGAAAGATTTGGATTAACATTTAGGGTTATATTGTCACCCAATTGTAGATTATGAGAAGTGGAAACAGAAACTGTGACCTCATTTTTTTCTATACGACCTAATATTTGAGTTGAATTAGATTCAAATGAATATGTGTCATTATCATCTCCATTGGAATGGAAATATAGTTCCTCTCCATTGATAGAAGTCTTTAGTCCAATAAGATTTGGATTTTTATTAACAACAAAAAGATTTGGGAATGTATTAATAAAGACTTCTGATGAAGCCAACCCATCAGTAGAAACTATTAATGTTGTTCCAGTTCCAACAACATAAGTAACAGGTTGATTAGTTTTGAATGGGTGATTATCAATATAAATTCCTTTGGATGGAATACTTCTATTTACTGTTGAAATATTTCCAAAAGTAAATGATGTACTATATCCAACTCCATTTATTGTTGAAACTCCAACAGATTCCTTAGGGTTAAAGAACACCTTATCATCTATTTTTGATTCAAATTTATCTACAGATTTGGAAATTGTAAATGAATCTGGCAAGAACGATACTGCAGTACCAACTGCATGAGATACACCTGATAAACTTCTTTCAATTCTAAGAATATTTTCATTTTTAAATATTCCAAGTATTCTTAGAGTTTCTGTTCCAATACCAATACTACTACCTATTGATATTTGCTCCGGAATTGGTGCAACATAAATTTCTGTTGTAAATCCTGCAGATGCTGAACTTATGGTAGAAAGGCATCTTCCATTTGCATATTTTGGAACTGAAATTTTATGTGTTCCATTTAAAGATGAGAGATTTGTCGAAAATCCAGAAATTGTAATATAATCACTATCTGAAAGATTATGATTTGGTAATATTGATACTTTAACTTTATCAGAAGAATCCCATGTAAAAATAGAATTAGAATATAAAGTAGAACTGGTACTTACATCTACAATATCTCTTCCTTTTATTGATTGAATCTCGACGTTCAATCCACTTCCAGAAGTTCCGGTTTCATCAAATTCTAATCTGTCCCCAACTTTATAATTATTTCCAGAGTTTTGAATTTCTATAGATTGAATTGAATCTGATGTTGTCGATAAAACTTCTATTTTTTGGTCAAGAATATCACTAGTTTCATTGAAGAAATCGTAGTCTGCACCTATTTCAGATACTTTGTATGGAAGAGTATTTCTTAACAAATTTGAATTATTGAAATCAAATGATTGATTCAAATCAGAGTCTGATATTAATTCTGATCTATATCTATTGCCAATAAAATATGGGAATTGATCTATTGTTGCATGATATGCATAAACACCATTTGGATATTCATTATTTTTTTCATATCTACCATTAGATTCGTCCAAATCTCCAGTTCCATCAAATTGGTAATCCTCAACAAAAAATCCACTATCAAATCCTGAAGGTCTGTCTATGACATTTGATGTATTGAGAGTGTATCCGGATTGGAGTGTTTTTTTACCTGAAAATTTATCTGAAGGATCATTATATCCATATGGACCATAAATTGGATTTCCATCATATGCCCATCCAATAATTCCGGACAATGATCCATCTTCTAAGAAAGAATCTCTTAGATCTTCAAAATATTTTGATACAGTATATTGTAATTTATTTTTACCTTTACTTAAAACCTCTCCATTAGAAAATCTTGCAACATTATTATTAAGTGTTAGATTTCTTATTTGTGGATCAATAAATGCATTTTTTCCTGAGGAAATAACTTCAATTTTCGTATTTAATTGCGAATATCCACTTCCTGAATTAAGAACTTTAACCTCAGTTATTTTTCCATTATTAATAATCGGTCTCAATTCTGCTCCACTTCCAGAACCAGAAACTGTCAAATTTGGAGTGGAATAATATTCACTTCCGACATAACTGACAGAAACACTTACAATTTTTCCATCAATAATATTAGGGGTTAATTGTGCAGATTTTCCATTAAGAATGGTAATTGTTGGATTTTTTTTGAAATTTAATATTGTAGATCCATATCCAGTTCCAGATTCATAGACATATGCATCTATAATACTTCCTTTTACTACAGGAGTTATAACTAATTCTTCATTTGATTGTGTAGTAGTTCCAAATCCTACAGTATTATATTTGATGGAAACTGAAATATCTGGATATTTAAAGTACTGATATCCAGATCCTGTGCTATCAAATTTTTCATATTTTTTTCTCTCATAATTTGAATAAATTGTTCCTCCAACACCAGCATTGCATAATCTAAAGGAATCATCATCAATTTTTAAAACATAATATTGATTAGTTGTTGAAAGTCCGGAAATTGAACTGGTTTCATACTCATATTCTACAATCTCTCCATCACTAAATCCATGATTTTTAAAATTAATAGAATTTTGTGATGTTGATATTCCTGAAGATTTGACAATGAGTTTTCTATTAGTATATCCTTCTCCACTATTAATAATTTTTATATATTCAATTTGTTTTTTGGAAGAAAGTGTTGAAAATCTATGTACTCCAGATGATCCAGTATATATGCCGACGGTATTAATTCCCGATTGTTGATCAGACAAATTATAATATAACTTTATAGTTGTATTATTAGTAACCCCGACAAAATAAGTAGAATTATTTGGAAATTCTTTATCACTTTCCAATAATATTGGATTATTTCCTAAAGAATTGTAAACAATTTCTTCTCCATTCACAAAATTATGATCTGTTAAAAATATAATTTGATTAGTGTTCTCACTAACACCTCCACCTGCAGAAAATTCATCGGCATTGAATAAGACATCTCTAGGTCTATTAACTAATACAGGCTCAATAATTGCTCCTGACCCATTTCCTCCAGAAATATTGATAGAGGAAATTTTATCAATATTATAATCTTGAGTATCTACATATACTTTTTCAAATTTTCCACTAACAACTGGTTGAATTTTTGCAACATCTCCATTGCCAACTGAAACATTAATATTTGGAGGATTTATTACATCATAGTCACTTCCCCCAGATAGTATATTTGCACCTTCTATAGGTCCATAGTAAATAACGTCATTTGATTTATAATTGGAAATTTCAACACCATTTATCAACATTCCAACAGTTCCAGGAACTGTATTAGTACCTGATTTTTTTTCAATATTTTTCCCTAAAGGAAACTTTCTTAAAAGTTTTTGTATTCCAAGATCAATATCTTTTTGAGAATTTAAAATAAAAGTGTGTGTTCCCATTCCAGACGTTGGAATTTGAAACTTGAGATTATTTTCCGATCCTATTAAACTTTGAGAATTGAATAGTTTAAACTTTTTATTCGATACTCTTTCTGTATAGTATGTGCCAGTATCTAATCCGACAAGAGGTTCTCCATCTGAAAAATAATATACAAGATCTCCAGTCAAAAATGGATGTTCAGTTCCATCAACAGAAATAGTATTATACAATCCCTCAACCACATCATCCTGAAGATTTGCAGAACTAGAAATGCCAATAGATTTAAGTTCTGATGAAATATTATGTCGATAATTTTTTATAATTATAACGTTTCCATCTTCATCTTCATCTGTAAATTCAGACCTTATCTCCGAAGGAACTGAATTTGATGCGACATATGCATAATTACCACCATCAACATATACATTAAGAATATCCGATACTAAAGATGCACTTTCAAATTCATATCCTGAAGAACTTGTTTTATTTAATTTTCTCCTTATATCATATTTCTTATTGGAATCTAAAGTAGGTTTGTTTTGTAGATCTAGAGTATTTTGTGTATTGTCAATACTTTGAATATATGTGTTTGTTCCTGTAGATATTTCAGACCCTCTTTCCAATATTTCAACTTCGTCTCCAACCTTTAAACTAGATCTGTCAATATCAGATCCCAATTGGTTGGTATCATTATTTACAATTTGGTATCTTGTACTCGTATTGTATATAAAAGAATTTGTAAAAATTTCTTTTGGATTTGAATTTTTATTTCTAATTTTATCTCCCAAATTTTTAATAGTAACTATGTCACCTTCTGAAACTTTAAAGTCTTCAGTTTCTTCAACTAAATCTTGTATTACTCCAAGAAGAATAACCTCTACTTTTTTAGAAGTATCTCCATCTTCATAAGAATAATATGTATCATTTGATCTTACATTTGATGTAGATAAAATTGTGGTATTAATACCATTACATCCAAAGAACTGATTGACAGTTTTACTTGTATATGAAATTGTATTATTTCCGGAAATCAAAATTCCCGATTCTGGAAAATTTAAAGTCGAATCTACTGTTAAAATGGAATCTCCTACAGAAGCATCTTCAATTAATTTTGTGTTTGGTGTAATTATGAAATTTCCTTCAACAGAAGATTTTCCATCATTTCCAATGTAAAATTCAATTTTATAATAAGTTTTGCCTTTTCTAGTAAAAGGTTCTACCGAAGATATAGAAGCAGATGTATTTTTATCAGTTGTTTTTATAAGAGTTTGTCCTACTATTTTTGTAGCTTCTCCAGATATTACTTCTGCAATTACAACTTCTCTTCTTACATAATTTGCAGAAGATGGTTTAATCAGATAATCTTCTAAATTTATAACTGATGGAATCTCTCCAAATATAACCGAAAATAAAATTTTTATTGCTTGATCAGTTCCTTTTGAAGCATAAAAATCTTTTGCTCTTCTTATAAAATTTCCAGCATCAATTTCATCAGCAAAGGAAATATTCTCCAATCCTGGAGTAAAAGTTGATTTCAACTTTTTATAAAATTCTTTTAAAAATAAAGAACTCAGATTCTGAACAGATGTGTTGGAATTGTGTTCCGAGGAGGATGATGTTTCAAATATCAATTCTTCACGATTGGTGTCTTGGTGATAATTAGTAATTCCACTAAATCCACGAACACACCCAGTAAAACTATTTGTAGTTATTCCCGTATATGTAATTATTTCATCATTAATTTTAAGTAGACCATATTGATTTGGAAATCCTTTTGTACTGGATACATTGATAGTAGTATCTTCATTCGATATAGAATTACTTAAAGTAGTATTATCGACGATAACTTCTGGCGTTAAGTTATCTAATCTTAAATATTGATCTAAATTATCTCCAATATCGACCGGACCGCCTTGATATTCCTGTGAAATATAATATTGTTTTAAAAAATCTACTGCCTTTGGACTTTCATCCAAAATAAATTCTGGCAGTTGATTGGAAACTATATCCTGAATCTTAACTCTAGATTCGATTCCAGTTTGTATCATACTACTTTCTTATAAAATTTCCGTTTGAATAACTTGAAGTATAGAAACTATTAACAAATCTGGTTCCAGATATTTCGTCACCAGAAGCAATTACATCTCTTACCATATTTATTGCACTTTTAGAAATGTCCAATGTCACATACAAGTCTCGCAACCCAATAACATCATTTGATTCTGGATATGCTTGAATTTCGACAACATTATTGGGAGATGTAGTTTCTGTAATATTTACCGTATAAAGATTGATTTCTCCTTTTTCATAGTCAATTGTTCCTGCATCTTTAGCAACAACAGTATTATTTCCATTTTCATCAATTTTGAATATTGAGATAATACCGGTTTTTGCATTAATAACCTTTGGCCTATTCAGAAAAAGATCTCCCGCTTCTGATGAATTGGATATATTATTTGCTCCAGAAGAAATTATTGGGGTGTCTGTAATATACACTACAGAAGATTGTCCAGAAATTTTAAAACCAGTGGATTTGATATTATAACCTTCTGGTTTTACATGAAATCTATTACCAAAACATAGTTCATATTGTGCAAATTTATTTAATTCGACCTTCAAATCTCTACGAATAATAATTTTAGTAATATTCGATGTAATCGCAGTATCGGTATTGTCGATAACTTGTTGTATTTTACTATATCTAATCCTTCCTCCAAATTTATTTAAATCTAAAGATTCCGAATATTTTTGAAGAGAATTTATTACGGATGATTTTAATTCATTTACACTTGAAGTTTGTGAATAGTTGTAATAAACAGAACTATCAAGTTCAACATAAAGTACCTTAAGATCAACTATTTTCTGATTTATTCCAGATACTGAAAATTGTTTTAACTTTGATAATATTTGAGATTTGTTAAAATCTGAAACAAAAGATCCATTTTTTGGTTTAATGCTGATTTGAACAGTGCCAAACTGTGGGGGATCCATTTCTTCTCCACCAACAACCGAAACAGACTCTGTATCTGGATATATTCTTTTTATAATTGCCTCATAATCTCTTGATGTAACTGCTCTATATTGGGAAGAGTATAATCTTGGAGCATAATATTTGATTGAATCTATGGGTTCAATATCACCACCATTAATTGATGATTGATTTGTCGTGATGGTAACTGTTCCTGGATCAATAACTTCTCCAATTGCAGATTCTAATGAACCTGAGAATGAAAAATTAGAAGCTCCATTACCATCTCTTCCGTCAGTAATAATATAGTTTGCTGTAATATATGTTCCGTCTCCATTTTCTCCCAATTTTTTACCAATAATTCCGTCACCAAATCTCAATTCATATCTTTCATCTTGAACTTCATTAATGAAAAATATTCTTGAATTGCTATCAACATTAAAAATATTTTCGGAAAGAAAGTATTCAATTCCTCTAGTACTTTCAGTACCAATATAAACTCTGAGAGTTGATGTGTCGATAAAAGAATTATTTAAAACAAATCTTTGATCCAAAGATCCATCATATAAAAAAGTTTTAGTTAAAAATATTCCTTGATAAACATCAATATTGTTGAATGATGCTGTTCCATTCACAACATTTGCCGTAATATCTTCTGGTATTGCAAATGTATATGTTGTATCATTTGCATTTCCTACGCACACTATACCTGCCTTGAGAGTGAGTGTAGGAGTATTTACTGTAGTTAATACATTAAATGATATCTGTGCAACTGATGCGGTTCTAGAACGAGGTACATATCCAATATTTCCTGCAAGAGAAACAACATTTTCTCTCAGAGTTGCGGAATCCAAAAAGGATTCATTCACAATCATATTGGAGTTAAATGCTGTAATATAAGTATTATATGCTAGAGTATCAATTAAAACAGAAAAATTTGACCCCTCAAAGTCAAAATCCGTGAATGTAGAGTTTGCACGGAGATAGTCTTTGATAGAAGTTTTTATCTGATCAAAATCTAAATTTG